CAAAATTCTTCCATTGCTTTTCATATTAAATATCATTAAAGTAAATAAATATTTATATATTGAATTATCAATTTTTTAATGCAGGGTAATACCTCAAATATTTTATTTTATTTTATTTTTTTTTTTATGCAGATTAGTCGATGATTTAAAAAAATGTAAAAATGATAAACAACGTGATTTTTTTTTAGGTTCAGAATCTGAATAACGATGAGCAGTTATATCAAATATACAATTATTAATACAATATATATCTTTAATAAAATATATATCAGAATGATGACTTTCACATATTATTAAATTATCTTTAGTATCTTTATTATGTGAATATTTTACTCCATCCCATATATATTCAAATTTAGAATTTTCAAAATAAATTTGATTGTCATTAACTAATATATCATCTATATAATTATTTTCACATAATATTTTATATTTACCCAGAGGTAATTTTATTGATATATATTCTTGATTAATTTCATATAAATTACTACTATTATTACTTTCTAATTTATATATTTCATTTTTATTATCATTATCTGCTAAATTATTGAGATCCAAATTAAAATCATTTTTATATAATTCATTATTTTCATTACTTTCTAAATTATCAGAATGAAAATTATCAGAATGAAAATTATCAGAATCTAAATTATCAGAATCTAAATTATTATCTTCTGATTCACTACTATCTGAATTAATATTATAGACAATACCGTATCGAGAGAACTGTGAGGACCTAGATCTTATTAGTATATCAGAAGGGCTAGAAATATTATTTTCTAATTTTTTATCAATATTTACATCTTCTGATACATCTATGTTTTTATTTAATATTATATTATTGTTATTATTAATAGAATTTTCATTCATTAATATATAATAATAATATATATAAAATATGGATGAAAATAATGCAATTATTATTTAATATATTTTATAATAATATATTAAATGATTAAACAATGTAATAGTTGTAATAATTGCAATAAACAATTCGCATTTATAAGACGAAAATATATGTGTAAACATTGTATAAATATATTTTGTTCAAAATGTTGTTATAAAAAAAATTACATAATTTTATGTAATACATGTAATAACTTAATAACTGAACAGTCATCTGAAATTAATAATATAAACGAAGCCATAACAGAAAAAGCTATGGAATTATCACCTACAAAAAATATACCAAATTTATTAATAATAAATGATTTACATCAAAAATTTGATATAAATAAATATAAACAATTAACAGTAAAAATACCACGGGCTCGGCGCCGGGACATAGCAGTTGATATCACATAATATTAATTAATATAAAATTGATATAAAATTGATATAAAATTGATATAAAATTGATATAAAATTGATATAAAATTGATATATTGACTATATACATTGATAAGAGTTTAATTTTAAAAAAATGAAGCGTGGATACTCTGAAATAAATAATGTCTCTACTTTGGAAGGTTCACATAAAATTGTATTATTAGGTAATGGATGTATTGGTAAATCAACAATGTTTGATAAATTGGTTAAATTAAAAAATAAAGATTATAAATTTCCAAAAAAATATAAAGCTACTGATAATTTTGATTTCGAACGATTATCTATTAAAACATCAGCTGGTTATGTTGAAATTGATCTATGGGATACTGCTGGACAAGAAAATAGAGGTGGTAAATTAAGAGATGCTTATCTAAAAGGAGCAGATGGTGTATTACTTTTATACGATGTTACAGAAAATAAAAGTAAAGATAATATTTCTAAATGGTTAGAACAGATTAAAAAAATTGCACCAAATATTCCAGTATCCGTTTTAGGAAATAAATCAGATAAATTTCATGATTTACAACAAAGTAATTCAGTAAAATTAAGAGATTGTAATCTTGAAAGAGATTATGGATGTAATAATATAAAAAATTTTTTAATTTCAATTAAGGAAGATACATATTTAGATTTTGTATCTTCATTTTGGAGTTCTAATATAGAAATAAAAGAAAAACAAGGTTGTTTAATCGGATTAGAATATATATTGAATAAACTCTATAATTTATCTAGTGATATAAAAATTGAATATTAAAAAAAATGAAATTAATATATCTTAATATATTAATTTTTATTATATAAAAATGAGTACTCAATATATTATTAAGTTTAACAAATTTAAAAATTCGCCATCAGAAGATGGATATGTTGAATTAAGACCTGCATGTAGAGGTACTTATGTGTCTACTATTTCAGTACGTTCCCATGAAAATGAGAACAATGAAAATAATACTATCTTGTTTACAAAATTTATTACAAAAAATTTTGCAGAAATTGATTTTATAGATAAAAACAGAGAATGTGTTATTACATTTAAAGATGAATATTCTAAAAATATTTATTATGATTATACAATTATGTTTGATGAAAGTAGTAATAGTGCATATTCTGATTTTAAAAGTAAATTAAATAATCTAATAAATACTAAATATGAATCAGAATATTATCCAAATGGAAGACTTATGTATGTTGGTGAAGTATTGTATAACCAAGATGACCAAGACGATGTTGAAACAGTAATGGTTTCAACCCGTGTACCAAACGGTGAAGGTACATTATATTATAACAAATATCCTCATACCAAAAAATATTCTGGAGAATTTGAAGAAGGTGAATATGACGGAGCTGGTACATTTTATTGTACTAATGGAAATATAACAATTCAAGCAAATAATATTTCAAATGGTATTCCAAATCAAAAAGGTACACTTAATATTAACTTTACAGAAAAAAAAGAAACATTTACAATTAACTTTTGGGAGTTATGGGATGAGTTTGAATTAAAAACAAAAGCTCAACAAAAACATTTTGTAATGTCTGATAGTTTTGTAAGTAAAGTTACTAATTATTATTGGAAGAATCCTTCTTTAAATTTAGATGAATTAATTTTTAAAGAAAAACAAGCAAAAGTTCAAAGAGTTGAACTTTGGAAAGAAATTAAATCACTTCGTAGCCAATTAGAAGAAAATAATATTAAAAATATAAAACTACAATTGACACATACTAACTTGATAATTCAAATGATAACATTTACTACAAGTATAAATATTATATTACATATAATCAATATATATTCACATTAGATTATTAAATTATTATTATATTAGTCATATATTTTTTTTTATAATTCATTATTTAATATGCAATTAGTAATTGTTAGACATGGAGAAAGTGAATGGAATAAATTAAATCTATTTACTGGTTTTAAAGATGTAGATTTAACACCAGATGGAGTATTAGAAGCACAAAATTGTTTTAATAAGTTGTATGGAAATTTTGATATAGCATTTACAAGTAATTTATTGAGAGCCAATAAAACATGCAATATTATAAAAAATACTTTAGAACAAGAGTTTAATATAATTAAATCATCTGCTCTTAATGAAAGAAATTACGGAGATTTAACTGGTCAAAATAAAAAAGAAGTTGTTAAAAAATTCGGAGAAGAACAAGTACAATTATGGAGAAGAAGTGTAAATGTAAAACCACCTAATGGAGAAAATTTATTAGACGTAATAAACAGAGTTTCAGAATTTTTTTATAATAAAATTAAACCTGAATTAGACAATAATAAAAAAGTATTAATAGTTGCTCATGGTAATTCTATTAGAGCATTATTAGTTATTTTACAGGTTTTTAGTATTGATGTTATTAATCATTTTGAAATTCCAACTGCTAAACCAATGTTTATATATTATCCAAATATAACAAATTATTGTTTTATGAATGATTATCAGATCCATGGAAGACAAATATTAGATAGTAGAGGCAATCCTACTATTGAAGTGGATTTATTACAAAATAAAAAATTAATAGGCAGAGGTACTTCTCCATCAGGAGCTTCTACAGGATCAAATGAAGCAATTGAATTAAGAGATGGTAATTTACATTTATTTATGGGGAAAAGTATATTTAATGCATTAAATAATATTAATATATTAAATACAAAAATGTATTTAGATGTGAAAACTATTAAAAATCTAAAAATTTGTGATGCTCAATTAATGTTTTTAGATGGTACAGAATTAAAAACTAAATTAGGTGGTAATACTACTACAGCGGTATCATTTTTATTAGCAGATGCGGGTGCTAATTTAAGTAATTTAGAGTTGTTTAAGCATTTAGCAAATATATATGAATATACAAACAAATTTTCGATGCCGATACCAATGGTAAATATTTTAAATGGAGGGAAACATGCAGGAGGAAAATTAAAAATACAAGAATTTATGATAATGCCAACTGATAAGGTATCATTCGCCAAAAGAACAGAATATGTATTTAATATATATCATAATTTAAAAAACTTATTAAAAAAAAAATATGGTCCTAGTTCAACAAATTTAGGGGATGAAGGAGGTTTTGCTCCTAATATAAATACACCAGACGAAGCTTTAGATATTATTGAAGAAGCAGTTAAAATTTCAAATTTGAAATTAGGTAGTGATATTACATTAGCATTGGATTGTGCTGCAAGTGAATTTTATGATAAAAAAACTAAATTATACGAAATAGAAGAAAATAAATTTATATCATCAAATCAATTAATTAAATATTATCAAGATTTAATTATAAAACATCCCGCACTTAAAAGTATTGAAGATGCCTTTGATGAAAAAGATTATAAAGGATGGATTAAATTTACTGAATTATGTGGTGATAAATTAATGATAGTAGGTGATGACTTATTTACAACTAACCCTAATTTAGTTAAATTAGGGTTGCAGGAAAAATGGGCTAATAGTTTATTATTAAAAGTTAATCAAATTGGAACTATAACTGAAGCAGTAAATGCTGCTAAACTAATGCAAACAAATAATTGTGATATAATCGTCTCTCATAGATCGGGAGAAACAAATAATACATTAATAGCAGATTTATCTGTAGCAATAGGTGCTAAATATATAAAATTAGGTGCACCTGCTAGAGGTGAACGAGTTGCTAAGTACAATAGATTACTTAGAATTGAAGAATTAATATAAAACCTATCTTTATTTTATACTCAAATAATGTATATTTATTACTTGTAGTAAATATTATAGACAATTCAATATCATTCTTAAATAACATTATTTTTTAATTATTATTCCACCAAAAATCATTATAATAATTTTTATATTTTTTTATAAATAATAAAAAATTTTCTATATATATTCTATTATATGAAATTTCATTATTATTTATATATATTGGATGAGGAAGACCTAGCTCTAGATCAATTTCTGAATCAATTTCTATATCCATGATTATAATTTTTTAAAATAATTTATTAATAAAAAATTAAATCAATTTTTTATTAATATATTAATAAAAAATTATAATCATCTACCACCCAAGTGCTAATAAATTATTTACATCAATTAAACTATAAATTCCTTTATGATTATTATTATCTTTCATTATTTTCATTTCATTATACATTTTTAATTTATCTTTAAATTTATTAGATTGTAAATTAGTTGATATATATTGTGAAATATTCACGGTAATATTAAATTCATTATCATGTTCATTATCTAATTCAATTGAAGAATGTAAGAATTGTTTAAACTTCATTTCATTTATTCTTTTAAACTCACAAACTATTTGATTTTTAAATGTATCTGGATTACAACTCATCCCTCTTGTACAAGATTCAAAACAATCATCAATAGAAAGATTCATATTTATATCACGGATATAATATGCTTCAATTATTTGGTTTTTTGTTGGATTAGAAGAACCACGAAAATCTATTACATGTTGATTAGACTCCCAATCTTCTATAATATTATTACGATTATTAGGATTATTAGTTTCATGAACTATTGATATATTTCCTTTACTTCTACAATATGGACAAGTATCTTTCTTTTGTCGAAACCAAGACATTATACATGTAGTATGAAAAACATGACCACATTCTAATTTGTATTTATTTGTACAATTTATTTTATCTAAACAAATTGTACATTTATCCGGCCAAAAAAATAAATAAATTAAGTTATAATAATATATAATTATACTTCTCATAGTTAACTTATTTAACTTAATTTATTTAATTAAGTTATTTTTTTATCTTGAATTATTATTATTTTCAATTTTTATATAGCTCTTAATCTGTATCAAACACGTATATAAAAATATTAGAAATAAAAATCATTATTATTGTTAGTCATCAAACAAAATATCGATCACTCTCCAGAATATATTAATATGCTTTATCCAGAATATATTAATATGCTTTATCTACAATTATACGAAATAAATATTTTTCTCCCCCTGCGACGGAAATATCATAAGAACTGCAAGATTTACAATCTTACTGGTACGCCTCCACCTATAAAATTGAAAATAAAATTGAAAATAAAAGTTATAATAGGTATGAATAATTTCTGTATTATTAATCAATATGTTATAGTTTTTGTAATTTTGTGATACAAATTCACCTATAATATTTAAAAAAAAATTACATGGCTTCTCAGAAAATACTCAATGATACTATTAAACTACCATCTCGAAATAAACGAAAATATAAAGAACACGATACCAATAATACGAATGAACTACCATCTCAAAATAAACGAAAATATAAAGAACACAATGACGATTTTAATATACCACAACAAGAAACTCCTAAAATATTTGAAGGTGTAAAAACTACTACAGAATTTAACCATAATATTATACAATTACTTCAAGAAAAATATTTAAAAGAAATTGATTCTCTGAATATACAATTTGAAAGTCAACTAATGAATATTAAAAGTAATCAGTTTCAGCAGGTATTAAATTTCCATCAAAACACCAAAGAAAAACAATCAAAAAATAATAAAATATTAGAAAATAATTATTTATATAGAATGATCATAAGCAATCATATGACAGAAAATACTCAATTTCAAAATAATACAAAAAAAATAATACAAAAAACAAATGAAAAATTCGAAAATGAGTTTTTTAGAATTACAGGAAATAAATTTTTTTAAAAATTTATTTCCTATAATTTTTTTTATAAAAATTGAAAAATTAAATTATAATAATGGTTATATTTATATTTATATTATTTTTTTCATTTTATCAATGAAAAAAAATAGATTTAGTTCATTAAAGATACTTTCCAATGTTTGTTGTAAAAATACTCTTACTAACGTATTAGTAAGGAAAAAATCTTATCGATACACAAACCCCTCTAAAATACAACAAAATATAATTTTAGAGAATGACCAAGAATCGCCTGAATTATTGTTTCAAAGATGTATTAAACAATTGAAACAATTTGATGATACTCTTTATCAATCTTATTTAAAAATTAAATTAGATTATTCTGAAAAAGAAAATGATATTAAGAACAAACATTTAGAAGAATTAAAAAATATAGAAAAAATGTATTTTATTCTGTATAATAACTCTCAAAACCCTCAAGAAACTCAAACATTATATTTACAAGAAATTATGCAACTTCAACAAAAACAGAAACAAGAAATAATAAATTTCAAAAACAATTATGGAAAAAAATATGCAACATTACAAATGAATAATTCAAAAAAAATAAACATTTTTTGGAATATTAACCCAGAATTACACAGAAAATATACAGAGTTTCAATTATCTTTTTAAGATATAAATTAAATAAAAAAATTGAAATATTATAATTTAATGTTATACATTATAATTATAATAATTTCAAAGATTCCTGCAATAAATGACAAAACACACCAATGATATTTTACTTTTTATTTCTAGTTGCAAATCTAAGAACTTAGATATTAAATATATATTTACTTTATCAATAAATATGCTTATTTATGGATTAGATGAATATGATTATATTCTAAATAATACATTAGAAAATTATATTTCTAAGCTTTTTGTAAAAATTGCAAAAGCAAATGAACCATTCGGAAAACTCGAATTATTTTTAATAAAATGTAAATTATTAAAAATAAAACCTGATAATTCTATTTTATTGATTTGTGAACAAGCTGCATCTCTTAAACTTATATCATTAATAATTAAATTATCCAAAAATATTAAATTTTATAAAGAATTAGAAAATCATTTCTCTTTCTTATTTAATCCAAATTTTATTACTATTATGGAAATGGAAATTGAATTAGATAAGAATATATTAAAATATGAAACTAATAATGTTATTTCTTGCACTTATTTTAATTTTTTAAAGAATTATATATTTTATTTTTTCTCGCATTTAATAACATTATTTAGGCAATATATGTAGAAATAATATTTTCTCCCATTTGCATATTATTTAATAGATTATGAATTTTTTTGACATCCTCTTTATTATTATTAAACCATATATAAGCATTATTATTATGAATATCTACTTTTTTTACATCACCAAAACATTGCATAGTATCTTTAATAGATTTTTTATTCACAGATATTGATTTATTATCATATTTACTAATACCTACTTTTGGTATATTTGAAATTATAAAATTTATTCCATCTGCATTTTTTAATTGAATTTTTATTAATTTATTAAAAGCATCATTTAATTTATCTTTATTATCACTTATTTTAGCAACATTCACTTTTATCAGAAATTTATTAATATCATTTTCTGATAAATTATCATATCGAACTAAATATCGAATTATTGTACATAAATTAGGGTTACAATAATAATATTTTCGTAAAAAACTCATTAATAAACTATTATATTTAATATAATAGTTTTAATATATATATTATCAATTTTTTTATCGTCCATGAAAATATTAAAATGTAAATGTTAAAGTTAACCGTCTTAAAAGTTTCATTTTAAAATATATTTTATTTTAAATTAAAAAAAACGAAAATGAATTTTGATATTTTTAAATTCCCCCCCCCCCTCTTTTTATCTTATTATAATAATAATCACTATTTTATACATCTAAAATAGTGATTATATAGTATTTATATTAGTTGATTTAATGATATTATTATTAAAAATAGTGAATAATAAATAAAAATAGTAATTAAATAGTGATTAAATAGTGATTAAATAGTAAAAATAATATATATAGATTATTATAATAAATAATGAATTATCAATGTTACCGGTGCGGATACACCATTAATGACAAAACCAAAATGAAAATACATTTTGGTCGTAAAACAATATGTAAACCCATAATAATGAATATTAATTTAGATGATATTAAAGAACCAATATTATCTGGTAAAAACTATAAAGAATATTTTAAAAATAAAAATAAATCCAAAAACGATCCAAAAGAATCCATAAATTCCATTAATGATCCAAAAGAATCCATAAATTGTATAAATAATACAAAAAAAATAAAATGTAAGTATTGTAATAAGATATATTCTACTAAAAGTAATTTAAATAAACATTATAAATGCTGTAAAGATAAAAAACAAAATGAAGAAGCAAAAGAAACTATGAATGAATTAGTAAAATTATTAAATAATCAATTAAGAGAAAAAGATGATCAAATAAAAGATCAATTAAAAGATTTCAAAAAAGAATTAGAAAAACGTGATAAACAAATAGATGAATTAAAAGATTTCAAAAAAGAATTAGAAAAACGTGATAAACAAATAGATGAATTAATAAAGAAAGCAGGAATAAATAATAGTAATAATATAACTCAAAATATTCAGAATAATATAAAATTATTAGCTTATAAAGATACTGATTTAAGTATTCTAGGAGAAAAGGATATTATAAATTGTATGCAACATAGTAATATGTGTGTACCTCAATTAATAAAAATGATTCACTTGAATCCAAAAAACCCTGAGAATCATAATATTTATATTTCAAATCTAAAAAATGGTTATATAATGGTATATAATGGTGAAAATTGGGATACACAAAGTAGAGAAGAAGTAATAGAGGATATGATAAATGATAAAGAATGTTTAATTCAAGATAAAGTAGAAGATTGGATAGAAAATGGAATAAATTATCCAATAATAATGAAAAAATTTGAAAGATATCTAGAGAAAAAAGAAAAAAATGTTGTATTAAATAAAATTAAAGAAGAAATAATGTTAATGTTATTTAATAATAGAACGTTAGTTCATCCTGCCAGTCAAAATAACTTGATAAAAAATTAGTTTATATAATCAACATGAATTATAACTTAATTAATATAATAATGAAATTTTATATGACACAATATATAACAAATAATGCCTAAATATCTAAATAATAAATTATTAACGACTAATTTTAGCTTTATATTTTACATCAAATTTATTTGTAGTAAGGTTATCTAATTCAATCTTGGGATAATAATCTATTTCAATATTACAATTTTTTATAATATAACATACCATTGTTTTACATATTATTTTAGCGGCGTATTGACCTGCACAAGATCTACGACCATATCCGAATGGTACAAAAGCATGTTTTGGTATTTTTTTATTTATAAAATTATTTGGATCGAAATTATTTGGATTATCATAATATTTTGGATTATGATGTATCAATTTATTCATTATAATAACTGGACAATTAGATTTAATTTTACCACCTTTTAAATCAAAATCTTTATTAGTAATTCTCATATTTACTGGATTAAAAGTATAATATCGTAGTGTTTCATTTATTAATGCTTCTAAATATTCAGATTTATTTATATCTTCATATTCATAACCATATTTATCTATTTCTTCTAGTAATCTAGATTTAATTTTTGGTTTCATATATATTTCAACTAATATTGTTGAAATTAATGATCCAATATTTTCAGCAGCTATAAAATTAAAAAATCCACCTAAATCTAATGATCTTCTCGTAAATAATGCTTCATCAAAAGTTAATTTATCACTTACTTGTTCTAATGCAATTTTATGTATTAAACATTCCTTATTTTTCTTTATATCGTCTATATTTAGTAATATTAATTTTTTACTATTATCCAATACCATCTTCTTAATTTTATATAAATTGTAAATTTTATATGGATTAAAATAATAATCTAATGGATGCATTACCTTATTATTAATAACTTTTGCCATTACATGTATTTCATGTTCTATGTCAATATCATCTGGTATATTATAAAATCCTAAAAATTTTCTTCCAATAATTTTATATGCTAAATTTGATATATCTTTAATAAAATATATTTCTTTTTTATCTTTTTTTGATAATTTATTATACCATTTTTCTGTAACTTGTTTTGCTATTGCATAATATTCGTCTAAATTATTTTTCAATAAATTAACTATAATTTTTCTTTGTAATTTATCGTCTTGTGATTCTAAATTGGAATTAATAAACATATGTGTTTTTATTATAGATTTAAATAAATTTTTAATCAATTTTGGTTTTGGACATGTATCTAATATTTTTGTAATATTTTCATCCGTTAAAAAATAAATAGATTTAATAAATTTATATTCATATAATCCATCATTATTATTAATTTTATTTTTAATTTTATCAATATAGTTTTTATTATATATGTATTCTATTGAACTTATTTTTATTAGTAGAATGATAAATAAAGTAATTAAAAATATATATACTATATGTATAATATTTAACATAATATTAATATTATATTATCTTTATATTTTTAACTACTTTATTTAAACTTTTAGCTGATTAGTTAAAATGGATTTTTTTATATGCAGGACTGTATCAGAATAACTGCTTCTACCTTACTGATACGCCTAAAGGTTTATATTGTAAATAAGTACCAATATATTCAATATTTAAATTACCAATATTTTTTTTCAAGCAATTATATTGATAATTTGGAATATATTTATTTTTTTTCCAGATAAAACATATTATTCCATTAATTAGTTCATTAAATGAACTAATATTATCATCATAAGTAGATAAGTATTTTATGTTTATTTCTTTAGGTAAATTATCTTTAATAAAAATAATATAATTTGGTTCAATAAATGTAAAATATCCATTAATTACATTAATTGTAATATTATTATGATAATTTTCAGATAAATTGATTAAACTTTTTTGTTTTAAATTTATAATTTTTAGTTTTATGCATATTTTTTTAATAACAATTTTTAAAATTAGATTTTCTTGAAGAATTTCATTTTTTGGTATTATAAAACCATAATCACCAACTTTAACAGAGTTTATTATCGGATTAATTATATAATTATTTAAAATATCGCCTAATTCATCACTTTCTTTACTTAATTTTACCAAACTATTCATAAAACTGTCTGAATAACAATCGTCACATTTAGGAAATATTTGTCTTCGCATTTTCCCTCTACAACTCCAGTCAGGTGTTGTATCTAAAAAATAAGGAATTTCATATTTTTTAGATATATCATATATTATATTTTTTCGGATTTCTAACATAGGTCTATAAACTCTTACACCTGATATTATTTTTTCTTTTTTGAATACACTCAAATCTGTAATATCTTTACGACCTCTCATTATATTATTAAATACATTCTCGCTCAAATCGTCTTGATGATGGGCTAAAAAAATTCCACTACATTTGTATGTTTGAATTAATTCGTAATAATAATTGTATCTAATAGATTTTGTTTCTTCTTCATAAGTATTTCTATTAATATCGCCTCTTTTAATATGAGTTATATTTTTAACATCTAATGATATATTTTCAAATGCGCACCATTCAACTAAGAATTCTGTTTCTTGAATACTTTCAGGTCTATTATTATAGTTAATATGACAGCAGTATAACTTTATTCCTAATTCATTTTTTAAAATATTCATTAAGATTGTTAATACCATTGAATCAACACCTCCACTTAATGAAATTAATATATTTTTAGTTATTATAACTTTTTTGATTATATCATATAATTGTTCGCGTTTAATATTTTCTCTATCCACTAGTTTTGGAATAAATTCTAGTATAGATTTATATTTATTATAATTCATTATTTAAAATAAATAATAATAACTATATATTGATATTATAAATATCAATTTTTAGTTATTATTATTTATTTAATAAGGTTTTAACTGTTACTCAAGTTAAGAATAATAAATGTTAGCCATGTTTTATTTATAATATATATATATATAATGAAAATAGAAATAAATAATAATGAAATAAAAATAAAAACAATGATATTAGGAGGATCCGACTCCGTTGTAATATATGATTTTGTATCTGGTACTCTACCATTACCATATGATGTATTTTTTGGGACTGATGGTACATTAAATTTACCAGTTCCAGATGCAAATGATTATAAAAATCCATTAGTTGCAATGAATTCACTAGATGGTTGGTCAAATACAAGTAGAATTACATGTAATTTAAATAAGTCGGTTGATCCTAACACAATAGCAGACAGCATTAAAGTATTTGCAACTAATAATAATTTATTATCTAATGATCACACTATTAATAAACAACTTGTGATAAATATTGATTATTTATTAATACCATTAGATACAACTATTGTTATTATGCCAAAAAAACCATTGGCACCAAAGACAACTTATTTTATAGTGATAACTAATAGCTTAATGGATATAGATGGTAATGCTTTTGTAAAAGATGAAGCATATAATATAATTACTAGCACAGATCAATTAATGGAAGGCACTCCTTATTATTTTTTAGAGAATATTCGATCTGAAACAGTACAATATTTAAATGCGACATCAGAATTTTTACAAGATGGTGGAAATATAATAAATACAAATGTTGCTTCTTGGATGTTAACTACACAATCAACATCTGATATTTTACTTTCATTAGCAAATGATAATATTGTAAATGAAACAATTGTAATGGGAAGTACAAATATTAATGAAATATTCCCAATATTAACTAAATCAGAAATTTACACTGGATCATTAGAGATTCCTTATTATCTAGCAACACCAGATGATCAAAACCCATATTCTTATTTAACTGATTTCTGGACAGGTGAAAATGGATCTTTTTTAACACAATTTAATGTAAAGCCAGTTACTACAGAAAGAATAAGAATTCCTGTATTACTTACAGTACCAATTGAAACTGATGAAATAACTAAACCACCTGATGGTTGGCCTATAGTTATCTTTCAACATGGTTTAACTGGCGATCGTACTAATTTATTACCAGTAGCAGATACATTTTCTAGTATAGGTTATGCAGTAATTGGTATTGAACATCCTTTACACGGTATTGTCGAAAATAATCCCCTGTATGATCTTCTTAATGGGACCATACCTCCAGTAGATGGGGCAGTATCTGAACGATACTTTCCTGGTCAAGATCCTAAGGATTCAAGTAACTATTTTAATTTACAGTATTTATTGACAGCACGTGATAATTTACGTCAATCAGTATCTGATTTATTACAGTTAAGACATGGTTTACATTCATTAGTAAACTCGAGTGATGGTAATACACTTATTAATTCAAATAATGTATCATATATTGGTCATTCCTTAGGTGCTATAGTTGGTGGTGTTTTTACAAAAATTACAGATATGAGCCCAACTGAAAATGATGATTTAGAGTCAGCAGTATTTGCAATGGGTGCAACTCAATTAGCAAACAGTATTGTTGAATCTGCATCGTTTGGTCCAGGCATTGCTGGTTTTTTAGAAATAACAGGTGCATCTGTCGAACAATTTACATTAGTATCACAAACAGTTCTTGATTCTGCAGATCCAGTAAATTATGTTAAGGATATACTTGCACCAAGTTTAATGATAGAAGTTGTAGGTGGAGGAGTCAATTTACCAGATCAAGTACTTCCACCTACAGTTATATCTTCGCCTTATATGGCAGGAACAGAGGGATGGAATACATTACAAACTCTTGAAAATATAAATATTTCAGCGGAAGGTCCATGGTTTCCCACTAATCAAAAAGGAGTATTAAAGTTCATTGCGGGAGATCATGTGTCAATAATAGACGCTACTTCGTCAACACTGGCGACCATAACAATGCAGGAAGCAGTTGCATCATTTATTTTAAGTAAGGGTAATTTTGTAAATGTTTCAGATACTAGTACATTACTACCATTTGGAACTAGTCCAGTATATGATGCAGTAGCTTTATTTACAGGTATATTTGGCAATATAATTTATAATACGGATGATAGTTCTTATCTTTTTCCCTCCTCGGCCCCCTCATGGGCTGGAGTTGCTAATGTAAATTTTTCTATATACCCATTAACTTTTAGCAATTCCGGTAAAATAACCTTTAATTATGATGCATCTAATGGAGATGTAGATATACGATTTAGATTTGAAAGACTACCATTTGATGAAAATGATCCCAATGCCACAGAACCTTCATATAATACAGAAGTATTTTCGTGTAGTGGAACTGGTATAGGAGAAGTAACTATTCCAAGTCAAGGAACAAATACTTTTAGTAGCTTAATATTATATTTAGATACAAGAGATGTTTCAATAATATTAACAGATTTTATAGTATACAGTGATGGGTCTGAGACAGAACCAGAGCCAGAACCAGGATCAATTCCCGTATTTAAAGGATGGAATTTAATAAGTAGCCCAATAGAAGGTTCACTTAGTGAAACTAATGTAGTTGCAAATACATTATATGGATATAATACGAATGGTTATTTTAACTCAGAACTACTTGAAGTAGGTAGAGGATATTGGGTTAAATGTATAAATGATGGAGTAATTAACATAAATAACTAAAATCACTATATAATAATTAAAATCATTATATAATAATAAAATTATTATATATTAATATATTTAATAAACTATAATTTTTATTATTATAGAGCTATGGTAAATATGGCAGCAGTATAACTCTATTCCAAATTTAGATGATTATGTATCAATATAAAAAAAATTGAAATAATAATTGCTATATATAGTATATATAGATAGCAGACATAGACCCGCAGCGATTTCTGATATTATGTCAGCACTGCAATCGTCGAAGACGCCGCTAAACGAGAGACGCTATCGTCAATATTGCAACTCGTATTGTACCAAGATCCCAGGTCACGAAGGAAATTGCAACACTGATAAGAATCAGTGTCTCACACCTAACTGTACGTACGAAACCCACCACACTGGTCCCCATAGTTGTGATGAGCCTAGTGGGAAGCGTTTACGTAGATTACCTGGGGTGTATCGTGAGATTAGTATTGGCGATGACTAGAGTTCATTTTACTATATAATTATATAATAATTTAAATGTAGAACTTAAATTAGGTAGAGAATATTGGATTAAATATATAAATGATGGAATTCACGTAAATAATAAAAATGATTATATAATAATAAAAATAATATTGACATTCTACTAAATATTCTACTGGTTTTTAGAAGCGGTTATAATCCTAATTCTTGTAAAGCTATAGTAAATTGTATTTCAATAACATCTTCTTTTTTTATATCATTCATTATTGAATCTATAATTCCAATTATTATATTTTGATTAATTTTGTTTATAGCATTATCAAATTTTTCATTTACAATATTATTTTTATATCTCCATTCATCAATTAATTTATTTTGAATTATCATATATATTTTTTTAATTATATTAATAGGATATAATGGATCATAGTCATAATCTAATTCTATCATTTTATCTATGTATGTTGTTATAATCCCATTTTTAATATTAAATAATGGTGCAGAAATTAAATAATAACTTGAAAACCCATTATCTATTTGTTTTTCTCCAATAAAACCAATATAAAATGAATTTAATTTTAAAGGTGGACCAACTTCTTCTCCATAGTGATTATTGATTCTAACAGTATTTTTTTGTTTTATATATTCAAATATATGAGCAAAATCGATAATTATATGTGGTTGTTGTACTTCGTGTAAATTAAATTTTTCTGGAATAAATATATTAGATTTAACTCTTTCATCAGCATGTTGCTGCATTTGTAGTTCAAGGATTGTATTTATTTCAGAAATGATATTTAATTTATTTTGTAATTGTTTATTTCCTCCCATAATAATTATTGGATCATAATGTATTATTTGAATATTATTATATTTTTTTGGTATTTGTCTTAGTATATTATTATAAATACCAGAATTTAGCCATTTATCAGAGACAGTGTCCAAACATCCCCAATTTGCTAAACCTGTTGTATAAATATAAAATATGTTTATATTTTTACAAGACATAATAAGTTAATAATATAATATATTATATTATTAATATATTATATTCAATTTTATAGGCAAAACCATATTAAAAAGGACTGCAATGACACCAATAACTAAAATATTAATTCATATATATATAAAGTATGGGTATTAAAAATTATTTAACAAATATAACAAATACATTTAAAAATATAACATCAAATATAGTTCCTAAAAATATAGATTATTTGTGTATAGATCTTAATACAATTTTACATCAAGTTACAATAAAATCAAATACTGAATCACAATTTAAAAACAATTTATATTATGAATTAAATAATTTAAATAAAAAAATAACCCCGAAATTTTTGGCAATTTTTATAGATGGGCAGGCAGTATTAGCAAAAGTAAAAACACAAATTAAAAGAAGACGGAAATATTTATATCAAGAATGTAATAATTTATCATCATTATGTTTAACCCCTGGTACTGTTTTTATGGATTTGGTAGATGATATCATAAATGAATATTTACAAAATTTAAATATAGAAACATATTATTCCGATTCTAAAGAAAATAATGAAGGAGAAATAAAATTATTTAATTGGTTAATTAAAAATAAATTTTATAATAATATATGTATAGTTGGTAATGACGCTGATATTATAGTATTAGCATTATCTAATATTCCATTACTACATGTATATATTTATAATAACAAAGAGTTTATTTCGTTATTTAGATTAATTGATTCAATGGCAAAAATTTCAAATAAAACATTTGATTACAAATATCATCCAATAAGACAAGATTTTGTATTATTATCTCTTTTACAAGGAAATGATTATAATAATAGTCTTGCGAGTTTTAATAATGTACTTAATTCATATACTAAATTATTAAAAAATAATAAATTTTTAATTAGTAAAGATGGTAATATAAATTTAAATAATTTTAAATTATTATTACAAAATATGAAACGTAATAATGAAATTATATATCCTAAATTAAATGTAAATAATTATTTTAATTCATTGTTATGGAATTTAAAATTATATAAAGGATTTACAATTCCAAATTATATTCCTGTTTATAAAATAAATATTTCAACTATTTTAAATTATTATCCAAAAAAAAATAATTTTCCAATAATAGATATTAAATGGCAACACCCTGATACATATTTATTATTGTTATTACCATTAACTGGAAAAAAATATTTACCGAATAGATTAAAAAAATATATGGAAGATGAATCGCCAATTAAAGATTTATTTCCAGAACCTTGTAAAGAGTGTATAAAATTTAAATCAAAGATTAATGAATTTAAAGATAGTGAAGATACTGCTATAATTGGTCAAATAAATGAAGAGTATAAAAAACATTTAAATAATTTTCATAATTTTGATGATTTACCAATTGAAAGAATAAATGCTGCATTATCAGTTATATAATTATTTTTAATTAGATAACGCTTTCATTTGCTAATTTATCTGCTTCTGAATTGCCAATAGAATGTTTATCAGTTTTTCCTGTATGAGCTTTAACATGTTTTAATATAATATTTGGATATTTTTTTAATAAATCATATAAAACTCTAACTAAATCTTTATTAGGAATTTCATCTTTCCAAGTATTATTATTTAATTTATCTCCATATGTTGAAGAACATTTGATAGAATATTCAGAATCTGTCATAATAATTATTTTTTTATTAATATCTTCAGTATTTTCTAATATAAATATTGCTTGAATAATAGCAGCCAATTCTGCAGAATTATTTGTTTGTTTACCAATAAATCTTCTAGATATATTTTTTGTATTATTTTTTCCAAAATATATACCTATCCCTGCTTTTGCATTTGGATAACCATTATTTATACAACAACCATCTGTGTATATAGTTTTTTTAGGTATCTTGATTTTTATTTCAGTACTATCTTTTATTTCAGTACTATTTTTTATTTCAGTACTATTTTTTATTTCTGTATTATGTTTTATTTCTGTACCATATTTTATAAAATATTCTGCATGTTCTTTATTTTCAAATTTCTTATAAACAGCACCTTTAAACCCTTTTATACGATCTTCACATTCTTTCCATGTTTTAATTATTCCAATTTCTCTACCTTTATGAATAGCATAAAATGACATTTATACAATATAAATAAATAAATAAATATTTATTTATATCAATTTTTATAGTGCTTACATTCCTTTTGATATACTCAAAGGCTATAAATCTAAATTATAGGTTTCTATTATATTATATTTTTTATTTACTAAATATTCTGAAAAATATTTTTTAATAATTAAATCAATATCACAATGCAAATCATCTTTAATAATTAAATTTAATTTTTCAATAACTTTAAAAGGTGGGATACTAATTTCTTTCTCAATATTATATATATTTTTTGAATTTTTTTTAATTAGTTCTATATATTTATCTTTTTCAATTAAATAAAAAGCTAAATCTTTTGAAAGTATATAATTAAATCTGGTGAAATCATTATATTTATTACATCGAATTGTTATATCATTAATAGATGATTTTAAATAACAATTATCAGATTCACTTCTAAATAATTCTTTTAATTCTTTTAAATTATAACGATTAATTATATGAGTCATTTGTATTCTTTTTATAATATAAATAAAATATTTTACATCACAATTAGTATTAAATTTTTCTAAATAATCTTTTTCTTCTTTTATAATTTCATAAATTTGTGATTTTGAACTTCCATAATCCCATATTATAAATTGATATCCAAGATTTGGTATATATAAATTAAAGTTATTTGTTTTATATTCCCAATAACCTCCTTTTGATATATTATTATATAATACATTTACCCAAGTTAAATCATTATGTGTTAATTTATATTTATCTCTATAGAATTTAATTGTTATAAATATTTGTAATAACATAGACATCCATTCATCATATTCTTTTTCTTTTAAAATCCAATTTAATAATGTATTATCAAAATATTCATAATAAATTTGTATAGAGTTAAACTTCTTAGATTCGCATATACTATATCCTAATATTAAAGGTAGATTAGGTATTCTTTTATTTAAAATATCTTCTTTAAATTTTTGTAGAATATAAACTTCTCTCCATCGTTGTTGTCTCAAATTCATTTTTTTTCTTAAATTATAATTTGCAACAATCATAATTTTTACAGCAAAAGAAAAATTATGTTTTTTATCTTCTATTTTATAGATTTTTCCTCTAGATCCTTTTCCTAATTCTTTAAATTTTAATTCATCTATTTGTTTTAAAATTTTATTTTCAGCATAATATTTACAAAAATTCTGTGAAACATCAAAATATTTTGATATCTTATTAATATTATTTATTCTTTTGTCCAAGGACATTATAATTAACTAGAAAATTATTTAAAAAACTTTAATTAAAAGTTTTTTTTTGACTATATTTAGAAAAAACAAAGAAAGATGTAGTATTTAAATAATCGTCAGATCATAAATAAAATCTAATCATTACTATGATTAGATTTTATTGTAGTTTTTTTTTATATTTTCGTTAGATTAATCTTATACTTTATTTATTTTTAGTAGTTGTCTTACACTATTAAAAATAAAAAACGCATATTATTCATCTAATAACATTAATGCCATTGCAGAATAATTATGTAAATCTATTAACGTGTCTCGAATTCCTTCATCATTTATCAAATTTACTCCATTTTTTGTTATAGACATAGAACGATGTAATTTATCTTCTATTCTCATTAAGACACCTATAACTCCATATTTGGCAAATGCGTCACCATAATCAATATTTTTTTTAACAAATAATTCTAATGCCTCATTTTGAATTTGTTTCATTTGTTCTACTCGATTCATATTATAATAAATGTTATAAATTATATTTAAATAATTTATATTTAAATAATTTTTACAATATTTAATGTGTTTTTTAAATGTCCCAAGATTTAAAAAGCACATTCTCATAATATTTTTCTCTTATCTAATTAATATTAATATTAGTACTGTCGTTTATAATATGTATAGATGTTTCTATACAATCATGTCCAGGATTTTTTGTTATCGGATTGTCCAAATTTGCTATTGTATTTGTAAATTTAATATCATTACAAGCAGTTATTTTAATATTCACAGCGGAAGATCCTAATTTACTTCTTATATTAGGTAGAATCTGAATATTTTGATAATTTGGGTTAATATCATAGAGTTCTTTACCAACGTCTTGTCCCTTATTTATAATTTTACTAATATGAATATTATTTCCAGTTATATTTTCTCCCCCAGATATGAATAATCCTAAATTACCTTTCATTGTATGCCCCATTGAATCAAATCCTCCTACTAGATATGCATCATTCATTAAAGTATTAAAATTATGTCCATTTTCTACCCATTTTATAGTATTGACGTCTCCAGAGTTTGTAATAGATGTAGTTCCTTTATGTTTTATAGAACTATTTGCAATAATAATTTGACTATTAGATAGGGATGTACCTATGTATGTTTTATTTGAATTTATAAATTTATTAATAATCTCAAAACTCTCACCAATAGGTCCAGTTTGTCTATTTTTTCCATAACTATTATCAGATCCTTCTGAAAGTGGATTATTTATACCAATAGTTTCTATGGGATGTGATGAAATATTATCAATAATAATATTTTCTAAGTGTATTTTTGTATTTCCTTGATTAGACATTTGTTCTAAATTTTTTTTTGTTAAAAATGGTCCAACAACAGGACCATTTACATTTAATACAATACCATAAACATTGCAATCAGCTTCTATATTTGTATTTTTGAAATATTCAATCGGGATAGATAAACCTTTTTTAAAAGCATTAAATGTTTTTAATAGATCAGTATTTAATTCATCTTGAATATTATTAAATGTTTTTTCAATTCCTTGGATATTTAATTTAATATCATTATTATGTGTTGAAACAATATTAATAAAATTTCGTATAAATCTTGCTTGTGAATAAGTTGATCGTATTTTAATATCTTTATTATTATTCTTTATAACAATATCTGACAAAATACCATTATTAGTACCATTTAATGCAATACCAGCAACTTCATAATTTTTTATAGACAAATTATGTAAAATAACATTATTTGCAGTATTTGCAAAAATACCATGATGAGATGATAAACCTGATTCACCATTATGAACCATTACACGATTTGCAGCTTTAAATTCCAGTGCTCCTTGAAAGTTAGCAGGTCCTTTGTCTTTAATAAATGGTGCATTAGCCAATACAATATTAGAATAGAATCTTTGTTGAAAATTATGCTCGGGTGATTGCTCTATTTTATATTTATTAAGATCAATAATAACATTATCTGTTTCAACAGTTATAGCTGCGAAAAACCCAAGATGATATGGTCCCATCATTTTTTGTGGATACATTAGATTTTGTTCATGTGAAGGGAAAAAATCATTATCTGCATTTGGATGAAATATTATATTTTCAGTAAGACGGTAAATACCCGGAATTCTTATCCTAAGTGTTCCATTAATAAAATCCTGATTTTTTAAATCAATAATAGTATAAGGTGTATTTAAATTATATAAAAATGATTCCACTGTGTTTATAAAAGGATAATTACTAAAATAATTAGCAAGTTCATATTGTTCTGATGATAAATTATTTAATAAAGTTTGTGAAAAAATAGGTAATATACTTTGTATATTATATGATTCATAACTTCTTTCAATAATATTTCCATAAGTCAATGCTTTAATCCAATATCCTTTACCAGATTCAATATAATCTGCTGCAATATATTCTGTATCATATTTATATAAACTATTTTCAACCATAATAGGATTATTATTATCAATCTCCACAAAAACTGCTTTATTATAGTGCGATCCTATCAAATTCCAACCTTTAGAAAAAGTTATTATTTTTTCCATATATATTATATATTATATATAATATATAATAATGATAACAATAACAAACGAATATATATGTAAAAGGTGTGGTTATAATACATTTCATTCAGTATCATTTAAACGACCATTCGACCGTAAATCAATATTAGAAAATATAAATTTTGATAGTGATTATATTAAATACAAAATAAAAAATAAAATAATTAAACCAACAATAAACCAAAATAAACCAGAAATTGAGATTAAATGTGATTTTTGTGATAAAAAATTTAAATATGCTCAATCTTTAACTCAACATATTACAAAAAAAGAATGTAAAGTAAAAAAAGAAATAGATAATAATAAAAAATTATTAAAATTAGTAAATTTATTAAATGAAAGAATAGAACAACAGGGGAATGAATTTAGGCAACAGTTGAAAGAACAACAAAAACAACTTAATCAATTAATAAATTAATCAAAAAAGTATAACTCTGCAAAATATTTATTTTCATCCAGAGCAATGGGATGAGAGAAGATCCAATCGTATTAAAATGTTAAGTGGTCGTTAATATAGGTTCCATAAATCTTTATATAAATATGGAAGTAATTGTAGTTCGGCGATATATGAAAAATGGCTATATTTTTCTTAATTTATTTTCAGTAACATACTTAAATTTATTATTATAAAGAATTTTGAATTTTGTTTTTTGATTTGAAGTAATAATATCGTATATTTTTGTATTAAATATTTTAAAATATAAAACTTTATCTTCTTTATCAAATGGATATTTGATACCAATTTTATTTATAAGAAAAAAATTTTTATCAGTTGTTTGAGGATACCTTTGTAAATTATTTAATTTTATAGTATAATACAAATTAGGACTATCATCATAATGAATATTTTCAATTATTGCTGTTTTTGTATAAGTATATATCACATTATCATTAATATTTAACATTTAATTTATATTAATAAAATAAATTAAAAATTGTAAATTTACTAATTATCTTGTTTAATTTTGAATGGTTCCTATGTGTTAAAGTATTTTACCATTTCAATTTCTTTTATCATAAAACCACATTTTTCATAAAATACACAATTAGATTCATTACAATCTAAAATTACTTTATAACAATTCTTTTTTTTTGCTAAATCAACTAAATTTGTTATAAGTTTTTTACCTAAATTTAATCCTCTAGAATTTGAATCTACTATTATATCTTCTATATGGCCAACTCTACTTAAACCATGAATTATTTTATTTTCTATTAATAATGTACCAGATGCTATAATATGATAATCTTTTTCAAAAACTAAAATAATATGATTTTCATTTAGATTATTTACAAATTGAGTAAATTTATTAAATGTTATACTATCTTTATTTGTTTCTGTTAATTGTTGTAACAAAACTAAATAATTTTTATTATAATCATTGTTTTCTAAATTTCTAAATGTCATTATAATATAAAGATAAATTAATTATATGCAAATAATGGAGTCAGGTAAATTTGATAAATACCAATATGCTGCAGAAATAGCAAATCAAACTTTAAATAAAGCAAAAGAACTATGTCAACAAAAACAAAAAGCATCATATATCTGTACATTTTGTGATACTTTTATGAAAGAAAATTTAGATAAAAATTATAAAAAATTATCTAAAGGTATTGGTTTACCAACTTGTTTATCAATTAATAATATTGTTGCACATGATTCTTATACAGAAGATGATGATTATCAAATTAAAGATAATGATATTATTAGAATAGAACTTGCGTGTTATATTGATAGTAATGTATCATCAGTAGGAGATACTATTAAGATAGGTGATGAAAAGTGGGAAGAGAACGAATTAATGATTGCAGCTAAAAAGGCATTAGAAGTTGGAATTAAGGCAATAAAACCAGATTTATTAGTATCTGAATATCAAAATAATATAAAAAAGGTTGGTAAATGTTTTAATTTAAATGTTGTAGAAAGACCTAAAGTATTTCACGAGATGGATACAAAAATTCTTTATGATTGGTGTTTTTTAGATAATGATAATTTTAATGAACCATCGTGGGTAGTTAAATACGATCATGAATTGGAATTAGAAGATCATGAAGTAAGTGAAGATGAAATTTCCAAAGGTGAAAAATTCACTGTTGGGGAAGCATATCATTTATCTGTTGCTTTTACTAAATCAAATAAAGTAACTATTATGAGTGAAAAAACACCAATGATATATCAAAATACACAAATAAGATATAGTTTAAAAAGTAAATATGCTCGAGAATTAATCTCATATGTAAATAAAAATTATGAAACAGAATGTTTTAAAATTTCAAATGTTAACATGAGTAAAGTACATGCAAAAATAGGATTAAAAGAATGTTTGGCACGTGGTGTTATTAGAAGTTTAGGATTAACAGAATGTAGAAATAATGATGTAGTAATATTAAAATGTAGTATTGTAATACAAAATAATTCTGTTTATAAATTGACTGGCCCTAAAATTAGTGAAACTAATACACATCCAAAACTTAATGAAGATTTAAATAATATTTTATTAAACTCAAATAAATTTAATAAAAGAAATGACTATTTAGATTTTTAGAACATAAATTGTATTTAGATATTTTTATCTACATCATCATAATAATTATTATATAATATTAAATATATTAATTTAATTGCATATTTCTCATTTCAACATTATAACGTTCTTGATTTTCTGAAAATTTAGATTCAGACCTATCATTAAATTCTGTTGTTATATCATCATTTGATATTATTTGATTATCTAAATCCATTAATGCAGAATTTGATCTTTCTCTATTAGGAATTCGATTTTTATCTATCACTGCATATTTATATATTACAATTGATAAATAACCAAATACATGATGCATTCCATGAAAAAAATTATAATTATGATGGTGTTTATGAGCGAATGTTCTATAACACAATAAATCAAATATGGAAAGTATTATTCCTAAGAACAAAACTTTATTTTCTTTACATGTACTAAATCGTGAAATAAAGCAAGCAATACAACATATGGCCAAAAAATTTTCGCGTTGTTCATTTCCTAATGTTACGATATATATTTCAAATGGTAAAAGTACAAGTAGAATTAATCCACGATATTGCAATTTTTTTGTAGTATGACCCTATATAATATATGTTGCTATATTTAATACTAACATATCAGACATTATTACATCTACATTTCTAATTGCCTGTTCATTAAACCAATCATTAACTAAAGGAGCGTTATTATTATTTAAATGATAAAAAGTTGATCCTATTCCAGTTAACATACAAAATAATGCATCAAAATAATTATTACTTTTATAAAATAAAAATGCTGGTAAAATACAAAATAAATTACTAAATACACAAAATATGTTATTGAATAATTTCATTTGTAAAATGATTATCTTTAATATATTCAATATATATCTTTATATATTGAATTAGTTCAATTATTATATCATACATTATATTATAATATATATAATATATAATGAATATTTTAGTAACAGGCGGGTTAGGATTTATTGGATCTCATACTGTAGTAGAATTAATAAATAATAATTATAATGTAATTATTTTAGATAATTTAAGTAATTCAAAAATAGAAGTTTTAGATAAAATTTATAGTTTAGTTTGTAATAGTAAATCATATAATAAAACAATGCTAAAATTTTATGAAGGTAATATTTTAAATAATACAGATTTAATAAATATATTTCTTAATCATAATATTGATATTGTTATTCATTTTGCAGCATTCAAGTCTGTAAATGAATCAATTGAAAAACCATTAAATTATTATAAAAATAATGTAACAGGTACATTGAATTTATTAGAAACATGTCAACATTATTGTGTAAAATATTTTATATTTTCATCTTCTGCGACAGTTTATGGATTTAGTAAATCTCCCCTATATGAAAATTCACAAATAGGTATAGGTATAACAAATCCATATGGCCAATCAAAGTATATGATTGAAAATATATTACAGGATATTTCTAAATCTAAATATAACAAAATGAAAATTATAAGTTTAAGATATTTTAATCCAGTAGGGGCTCATCCATCAGGTTTATTGGGAGAAGATCCAGATGATATACCAAATAATTTAATGCCTTATGTTATACGAGTTGCTATAAAAAATAATTTAGATTCAAAATTGGATGATATTTATAATTATTTAAGTATATTTGGGGATGATTATTCTACTGAAGATGGTACCGCAAAAAGAGATTTTATACATGTAGTTGATTTAGCAGATGCTCATATTGCAGCATGTAAAAAAATAGTTAATTTAGAAAATAATTATGAATTTTATAATATAGGAACTGGGAATGGTATTAGTGTATTAGAAATAGTAAATACATTTATAAAAATAAATAAAATAAAATTACCTTATAAAATTAAAGAGAGAAGAGAAGGTGATTTGGATATAGTTTATTGTAATACAGAAAAGGCTAATAAGGAATTAAATTGGAAAGCTATAAAAACATTAAAAGATATATGCAAAGATACATATAATTTCGCTAAAAAATTACAGTCTACACCTCAACAGTCGCATTGTTAACTGCTTTTGCTGAAGGGTATGCATCTGCCTTCGATAAATTATTTTATCTCATTTTAACTATTGTAGGTGTAATAAATAAAAAATTGAAAATGAAAATATCTCAATAGATGTATTTATTTACACTTTCTGTACAATTTTAGAGTAATCATAACATCAAGATGAAACCGCAATTCGACCCTTCTAATATTTCGAATAGGAGTGAAGATGAACTCGAATGCCTTTTAAAAATACTCTATCCTCCTGAGCAATATCTTGCTCGTAAGAAAGATATTGCTCACAAGAAGAAAAAAAAAGAGCTTGAAGGCCTTTTAAAAATACTCTATACTCCAGAGCAATATCGTACTTATGAGGAAGATATTGCTCGTTCAATGATTGAATAAAAAAAAAATACTAATAATTTTATTAATATTTTTTTGGGGGATATTCGAATGACCGATCTTACTGATACGTTCAAATTGCTATATATTTAATATAAAATATATTACTATATTTTTAAATTATAATACAATCAATATTTTACAAATGTAATTAAAGATTTCTACTGTTAAATCTCAACTATTTTATTACTTTGGGTAGAATAAATAGATTTAAATCTTATTGGTGGAACAAAAGTTATAACAGAACCAATAAATATAATTTTACATAAAAATCGACGTTTTAAATGTTAAAAAGTGTAAAAATGATAAAAATTGAAAAAAAATAATATTGTAGAGTAATATTAGTTTAGTACATTCAGTTAGGTGCAGTTGGCGTTTTTCAGGCGTTTTTCAGGAGCAGGAACAGTTGAAACAAGAGCAAAGATGGGAGGTTGTGCATTGTACTTTGCCACGATTGAAAGAAAGCTCAAAACTCTTCGTCTTGAAAAAAAAGAAACAGAGATTAAGGAGAATCTTCTTGTAGACGACCTCAAAGTGCTTTTTCAGGCGTTTTTCAGGCGTTTTTCAGAAACAGGAACAGTTGAAACAACAGCAAAGATGGGTTGTGCATTGCACTTTGCCACGATTGAAAGAAATCTCGAAACTCTTCGTCTTGAAAAAAAAGAAACAGAGATTAAGGAGAATCTTCTTGTAGACGAACTAGACGAACTCAAAGTGCTTTTAAAAGAACATGCCGAACTCGAAGCTAAACGCGAAGCCGAACTCAAAGTGCTTTTAAAAGAACATGCCGAACGCGAAGCCGAACTCGAAGCTAAACTCAAAGTGCTTTTAAAAGAACATGCCGAACGCGAAGCCGAACTCGAAAAAGTGCTTTTAAAAGAACTTGCCGAACGCGAAGCTAAACGCGAACGCGAAGCCGAAGCTAAACGCGAACCCGAACTCGAAGCCGAATTCGAAAAAATGCTTTTAAAAGAACTCGAAGCCGAACTCGAAGCTAAACGCGAAGCCGAACTCGAAGCTAAACGCGAAGCCGAACTCGAAGCTAAACGCGAAGCCGAACTCGAAGCTAAACGCGAAGCCGAACTCGAAGCTAAACGCGAAGCCGAACTAGAAGCTAAACGCGAAGCCGAACTCGAAGCCGAACTCGAACTCCAAGTAGCTTTTCTTAAGAATTCTGTGGAAGACATTTTTAAGAAAATGACGTATTCTTCGATTGAGAGCAAGGATATCGTAGTCAGAAGTGGTGGGGAGGTTTTGTTCACAAACAAGTCACAGACTTACAATACGGGAATGGCTGATCTTCCTATGACAGTTTACAACAGGGCCAAAATTCTGAACTTGTCGGATTTTGTTAAGCCCATATTTGCAACAAAGGGTTGCAATATCCTAGAGCAAGTTGACAACTTCTTTGCGGACAAATGGGAAGAGTTTGCTTCTTATGATCTCTATATTCTTCCTATTAACATGGAAGCTAAAGAGAAGAAGATGAAAAGTGATCTTCCTAATGTCACGTTTGCAATCACAACTCTTGCTCTTAAACGCGGCATAGAGTTTGTGATTGCCGATCCTGTATACAAGGGTACGGATGCAAGCGTACGCATCGTCAACCTTACAGTGGTACTTCGTGATCTTCAGAATCAAAAGGTTTCCATTACAACTCCCTTTGCAGAAACGAATGGCTTAGACATGGTATTCTATCAGCGAGGTAATGGATACCCTGATCAGCGTACCTACGCACAGATAGAGAATGCAACTAATCTCGGTAGGAATAACATTATGCATATGCATCTCGTTCCGGGAAAGTACGAGAATGGTCTCTTTGGTGGAAACTGCTATGATGACTTCAGCATGAGTGTCGCCACGATCCTCCATGAGCTCTCGATCATTGACCAGTACAGTGAAAAAAAGAAAAAGAGCACAATCAGCAAAATCTTCTTCGTGTTGGATGAGTTCAGTGCATATGCAGCGTACACTGCTGTCGCTATTCTTGGCTATGAAATTAACTCAGTTTCATCAGTTCTTGCGTATCGCCAAGGAGTATATACGCCTATGTAGATTTTTTTGCAAATCTACATAGACGTGTAAAGAACATAATATTTTGTATTATTATGTTTTACTTTAATTTATAGAGAATTCCGTGTTGGATGAATTCAATATCTATGTTGCATTTACTGGAGCCACTCTTGAAAGAAATTATTATATCTGTAAAATTTTAGAATAATGATATTCATGAGAAGTAGATCTCCAAAAAAAATATAGTAATAATAATAATTACTTTGATAAAGTTATATAATATATATATTTCATAGATATTATATATGCAATTGTGTCGCACAACAGAGTTTGACGATTTTCCTGTGATCAATTACCTTCATAATATAATTGATGTCAATGATGTTCATCATCTTCACAAGCTCTTGAAGATTCAAAAGGATGAATTTCAGAAAAATATTATCAAGAAAGAAGAAGAGCTTATTTTTCATAAGAAGGAGGTTCAAAAACTTAGGGACATCATACAGTGTAATAATAATAACAAGACCTTGAAGAGAAATAGAGAGTTGAAAAAGATTTATGGCAGCTCTGTGAGGAGAATACTGCAAAAAATCTTTGGTAATTTGAGAATAGGTTGTAAACAAACTATGATCCATAAGAGTTGTTAATCAGAGTATACACGCCTACACAGATCTCCAAAAAAATATAGTAATAATAATGATGACTATTATGACGATGATATGGTTATAATTTGGTGGATGTAATAGATAAAAATTGAAAAAAAAACCGCTATAAAAGTGTATATTTTTGATACATTCTGCGTGATTATTGAGTCAGTCCACTGTATACAGCTTCGCACATACACTATCAATGTACAACGGACCCGTGCCGAAGCAAAACGGTATCAAGCCGAAGCAAAACGGCATCAAGCGCACCCTGTCCCAGGTCACAAGTAAGCGCTTGAAGCGCAAGCTGTCCCAGGTTACAAGTAAGCGCAGCAATTGCATCCTGTGCAAGGTTCTAAGTAAGTATCGTCAGAATCAATCCCCTTACTTGTGCAGTGATTGCGACGATTTCTTTGAGGATCCTTGTTAGGCACTTATGTTTTTGTGCCCCGGTTCTGGATATGAACAACACGATGTTGACAAAAAGAAACTGGTGGCGCACACTTTGGGAAGAACGATATGTTAAGATAATTTACATTGGTAAAAGTTAATATATAATATCAATTTCAACTTGATTCATTACTATCGTAGTATCTTCAAATATTTGAATTGATTGCTTTATTTATTTCATTAATATCAACATTAAATGGATTATTTTGTAAATCATTTTCATTAATTATTTGATTATTACATGTAATAATAGTATGATTAAGCTCTAATTTAGTTATAAT